TATCAATATTATGATATATTGCCGAAATATCATTAATAATATGATTAACAATATGCTCGGTATCCTTGATATCTTTGATACCCGTTAATTGTATATTTCCGTTTTTAAATATTTTAACATTCGGTATATACTTATCGCTAAACTTATAAATAATTGTAACCTGATTATCAAACCTGTTCTTCTTCATAGTATTCTTTTTGCTCTTCCTTCGCTTTTTAGGATATACACCCTTCGACACGTCAATCCCGTTTTTCATAAATTGAACCCATACAATGCCTTTGTCGCTACCTTCTATGATATTCTCAATCACCTTGATATTATCAAATAATATCCCGAGATTAATGTTGATATTATTACCGATGTTCGCATTGCAGGTTATCGTAGAAATTCTGTAATCAGAAAAGTAAATCGCATCAGTCATCTGTTCTTTTATTTGCAAGTAGTTAGCACACATATTAAAGAATATTAATTCTTTATATCATTTTTTTATATTTTCTGAGAAACTATTAAACTTAATTTGTTATCTATAGAGTTTTTAGTTTTTTTATTATTAATATTTTGATTATCTAGTTTGATGTGCATATTATCAGTAATGTTTTTAAGATACGAAGTATTCACAATTTCATAACTAAAGTTCGTCGATATCATAGGCGGTAGATTTAAAATATAGGTCTTATCATTTGAATAGTGTCCCTTGCGGAACTCTTCGATAGTCATCGGTCCGTTGAATATCTTCAATAAAAATCTAGAGGGCGCTGGTCGAATAGGGTGTGTAAATCCGTAATGTTTGCTTAGCATCTGTATCAAACTATTAATTTCCCATACTTTGTCGCTACCACAATGAGAAGAAAAGTTATAAGCATTTGCACATTCGAGTGAGCAAAAATTACCAGACAATATATAGGTATCCGTTTTAATATTATATTTATAAGGCATCCCGTAAGTCCTATTATCAATCGGGTGGCAACACCAATAGCAATTATTACTAGAGTTTAGAAAGTCATCCTTTTGTGATACTTTTAAAGAATACTCGCTATTACTATTACTATTATCAATTATGATATTATCTTGAATAGCAGCATAGGTATTATTTTCATTTATATAAAAACAATTCGGCTCATACGGCTCGGGAAACTCGGTGAACGTATTATTTTCAGTAATGTTCAATTTATTTATTTGAGCAGTTGATAAAGGTAGCTGTAATATAATGTCTTCGTTGTCAACTGCTGAAATATCTTTAATTATTGTATTCATCAAATTCTTTTTCTTCTTAGGGTCGGTCGCAGCCTTATCATCTATTACTTTCGCTTTACGTGGCATTTTATAAGCGATGTCTTATATTATGTATATATGCGTTTATTATTTATATAATATTACTTGGGTAAGTTAAGTAAATAAATAAGTAAATAAGTTAAGTAATATGCAACCTGTTCGGTGTAATAAACTAATCAAAGTAATTTTTAAAATACGATATTTGTTTGATTAAAGCATCATTCATATTATCTGTAGGGTTTTTAATACTGGCAGTCTCAAACTTAACATCTTTTTTAGCAGATATACATTTCATTTTAATCTCTTTAATCTCGTTATTAAGCGAGTTTATAGTATCTATTAAATATTTAATAATGTATCCTGATAATAATATTAGTATTAATACGAGTAAATCCATTTTCTTTTTATTAAAGATGGATATAAAAATTATCTTGTCTTCTTATCTAGACCACATAAAATTCCCGCCACTGCCGATGACTATAGAGAATACATTAATAACCTTCGAATATATTATTACATCAAAATTAATATTTGTTTCATCATATGTTTTATAATCAACGCCTTGCCTTCTCATTAATTCGAACAAATAGGTGTATTCTTTTCTCATTGTTATATCTTTTTGGCTGTCTTGATTACCTTTGTTTTTAATGTTAATAACCAAAGACGTATCAATCATTTGGTTGTTGTATGACCCTGCTGCTACTATTTTTTCAGGGAATAGCGAGAAAGAATAGCAATATATTCCAGTGCGCGGAATGTTGGTATGATGCTGGTATGGCTGGATATTATTATAATAATAGGCATCTTCGTCTGTGCGGGTTATGGTTTTCGCCCATTTAATCTGCGCAGTATCTAATATTCCCATATTTTCATTATATATATGCGAAGCAGTATAATTATCGTATATGTTGAAATTTGTCTCTATATCTGTTCTGCGCAATACCCATATTAATTCTTTAATGTGATTATATGAACTAGTCAAGGGGAAATTTGTTCCTTTCGCAGTAATCGGCATTGCTGATTTATCGACTTTAACATAATCTACTACATATTTAACATTACCACTTATCAAAGAAGAGCTCCTATAATTACTATCAAGGAATACGTAATTAACATCTAATTCGCAGTTAATAAAACTTCCAGCATTTACAAAGGTTGCAATGGAGATATTTGTCCCATATATACTATTATAAAAAATAGGAGATACATACATCTTCAACTTGTCGCTCCATACCTGATATAACTTTTCTACACTATTGAGTTCTATCTCAACCTTTAAATCTTGCGTCATTAATTTATATAATGGCAATGCCAATGACGGATTACGAGTAAACCAAAAATTTAATGGAACTTGTAGCCTTCTCCCTTTTATAGAGGGATTAAAAGGGTTATTCACTTTGTCGGATGTAGGATATATTTTGTTATATAATACATTGTTTCGAATAAGATATCTGGTATTATTATTGTTAGGTGCTACATATTCTGGTATGTTCCCAACTAATTTATTATATTCAAAGTCGTCCTTTGTGGTTAGTTCATTCCATACGTTCATCCATTCGCCATATATCTCGTCTAATATGCTTCCGCCCAATGTTATCGTCGCCCTTTTAATAAAAATATGACCTATGTTTTTAATCCATCGAAACCGATGCGTATCCGTTGAAAAGATGTCTGGGATGTTAAAAGACAGGTAGATATTACTAACTAAATCACCATAACGTTTTATAGTAAAATTAATACTTATATTAAGCGCTTGCCTATCTAGTTCAACAGACGAATTATTATCTGCAGGTAAATGAATATTTTCCATTGAAAAATTAACGTGTTTATTATATACATATTTATAGTAATTGATACAAGGGTTTAAATTAATATACGAATCCATTTGCCCTTGTAATACTAATTGTGTTAAACCACCGCCCATCTTAATATTATTATATTATGATACTTTAATATTATCTTATATAATAATATATTTAGCAGCAGTTAGTCATAAGTCGAAATAAAGCTAACTAATTTTTCATAGGTTCTCTCGTCTTCAAATGACGCTACGATAGTAGGGGTATTCGTCGAATTATCCACTATAACTATTGTGGGAAAACTCGTAATATCCATACTACGAACGCGCTCTATGTTATCTTCTCTGTTATATTTATTAAGTGATACTTTGTTCCAATTTTTATTTTTAAGACGTTCCCATATACCCGATTTATTAAATTCGATACAATGCCCACAATTCTCCATATAATAATATTCGACGCTGTAATTATTATTATTATTAAAAAATTGTTCTTGTATTCTTTGTCTATTCGAGATTATCACTGCAAATACAAGAACAAACGCAATAATTATTATATAGTTTAATGACTTATTAAACATACCATAACTCTTACTTCCTCTGCTATATTTAACCATATTATTCTAACATAATGATATATTATTAAATTATACTGCGAATGATTTCAGAATATTTATTGTTGGTTTCGCGGCTATCGCAGCGGCTGCCATTGCTGGCATTGCTGTCATATTTTTTATAAATTGCTTCCTTAAAAGTCTCATTATCATAAGTGAAAGCAATGTAAGTATAAAAGTCGGTAATATTATTTTGAATAATATTATTTAGAAACTCTTCGAACAAAGTATGTTTTATTAAAATGACCCTGTAATCCAACGCGTCATAGTTGATATTTGTGAGGGCATCTGTATCAACTACATATACGCTAAAATCCTTCATTTCCAATAACCTTTTATACTCTACCAAATCATCATTGCAAACTACAATTGTCCTATATATTAATTGAGTTTTATATATGTTATCTAGTTCCTCCACAAATTGATTTTTTAAATCTAATTTCATATATTATAATATATTATATCATAATATATACATATAATTTTTATATGATATACATATCAGATATGTATACCATATCGGATATGATATAATTTATATATAAGATTATTTAATATATAAATTATTATAATGGATGATAAAGTAATCAAAATAAATCTATCTGTTTTTCACAATAGATATAATAAAATAGAGGTTCCTGAAAATATCATTATGAAGGCTGAAAATCTCAAGAAATCTTGTAATTGTTTTAATTCGTTCTATGACCCTAAGATGATATGGGAAAAGAAACTATTTAATAAGAAAGAAAAATACGCCATTAATAATGTGAATGGTAATAATAGCAATAGCGGTGCTAATAATAAAAACAGAGTTCATATTATTATACCCGACTTCTCTGACTTTTCTAATACTAAGAGGACGCTCATAGGATATTTAAATAAATTAACAATTAAAAACAAGGATGTTATTCAGGATAAAATCAAGGATATTATTCATAGCAACAACACCGAAGAGGTTTTCCTAATCATTTGGTCGTATATCAAAGCGACCGAAAGCGATAACAATATATATGTAAAATTGCTAGAATATTTTGATACCGATTTTTTAAATTGCACCATCGATAAATTGTGGGAAAGCTATAAAAACAATAAGGAATGGTTGCCTCCTAAATATATATTTGATAATAACCTGCTATTACTAAATAACGAGTATGAATTATACTGCGACTATATTAAGTGGAAAAAAGGCATTCACAATCTAAATACCTTATGGATTAAATATAAACCAGACGATATTCCCCACTTACTAAATGATATATACGAGTATATGATGAATTGTATTAATGACCCAGCAATACACAAATATATAATAGATATTTTTATGGAACAGATACTAAAGATACTTAAAAACTATAATGATACGTCCATCATCGACAAAATAAAACTGCTAGATATTAAAACATTCGAAAGTTCCACCAAATTTTTAATATATAATATTATAGAAAAATAAATAATTTCTATTATTATAGTATAGAGAAAATAATGAAAGATACCGATACTACCTTGTCTTTTTATAGTAGTGTATTCATACAATTAATATTTGTAATACTGCTTATAATCATATGGAGCTACATATTTAAGTTAGAAAATGTAGGATGCGTATGCTCCGAACACAGCAACAAGGAATTTATTAAGACCTTCACTATAGTTGCCTTAGTATATTTCTTCATTACTGCGTTTATACCAATGAAAACTATCGCTAAAAATATGGGCAATGGCGTTGTTCAATTATTGGCTTTCGGAACATTCATATTCTTCCTCGCGTTCGTAGTATATATCTATTACGCGTTTGATTATGTTCGATATTTAATGAATGAAAAATGCAAATGCTCCGAAGACCTGCGTCGCGATATTATCGCCATCGGAACGATGATTTCCTTGTTCTTATTCATCATATTACTTTTCACTATAATAATCATCCCTATCTTAATAAGCACATTAACTAACTTAATCGTTAAAATTCAAGATTTTGAAAGCGAGGTTGAGGAAGTTATCAAAAATCCCGTTAAATCAATCCGTAGCACCCCTAGCCGATTATTAAAATCAACCCGTGATATAGGTTCATTCGTCAAGAATACCGCCAGCAAACTAGTAAAGGGAACGAAGGTAAAGAAAGGAAAGAAGTAAAAAAGTAAAAAATAAATATTATATACTAATATAATATAAAAAAATACTAATATATATATATATATATATATATATATCATTCTAATATCTATAATATCCATAACAATTATTTTTATTCATTATCATATTATAATAATTCATTTCACCTCTCAGTATCATCGACGAAGATTTCCTTAATATAAGGAGCAAGAATTTCTTCTACAATGATGTCTGGTTTAAACTCGTCATAGGTCATAAAGATTTTAAGAAGTTGCTCTGAAAATCCTGAAATCATCGCAGTTCCTTCAGTCTCACAATTAACTGGGAAGGATTGCTTGTGAGAAGAATTTAAGTTCCAAAATATGAATTTAGGAGGCGTATAACTCGCTGATTTAAACTTTTTAACAATTGTTTTATACAATGTTTCTACGCTGCTATTCTCGGAATTAGCAGTGGTAGCAGCCTCGTCAAATTGCATATCCGTGAATATAAATAGTTTTCTAGGCATATCCTCGTCATCAATATTATTATCCTTGCCATATTTAATAATCATATCGCAACATTTTTCGAAGTCAGTATTAAATCCGAAATCAACATCTATCAATGATTTAAAACAAGTATATAATGAAGGTTCAGTGCCTTTCTCAGTATATTCTTTGTATAAATCATCGGGGATTAGGGATACTAATTCAGGGTTTTCGCTGAATGTTATGAACTTGTTTTTGAAC